TGTAAAGGGCAAACCCCAAACGTTGCGGGCGCTATTGGCGCCCTTGTCTTTCACGGATTCTTACCTGGTTGGGCCGCGCCGCCGCTGGTCCGGCCTGCGGCCTCCCTATCGCGGCGACGCGGCACCAGGCCTGAGCGTGCTGTCTATGATGGTTCCGTGACGGAGATGACCGCGTTCCAATCGCAAAAGATTTGACATTCGTCGACTGCATTGCAAAACACGGCAAGGTACAGTTGCTTGTGGTCCGGCACCTGGTTCTCGAGCATCGTGCGCCAACCGAGTGTGGCTCCGGTGAGGTTTTGGCCGAGCGGGTTCTGCAGCTTTATGGGATGGCGTAGCTTAATGTGAAAGGGCTTGTTGCCGTCACTGATGTTGGTCACTTCAGTGCCTGTGCCTATGGCGGCTGTGGCTTGGACGTTGCCCACCTGAAACTGGCGGTGTGCACGTACCTTGAAAGCGGCAGGGTTGAGCATGGTACCCCGATTGCCTTCGAGGTTAGCATTGCTCGTGTTATAATAGTAGTGCTTGTTCCACTTGCCTGTGAGCGTGGGAACCGAAGAGAATTGCATGAGATCGGCTAGATCAGTGCCCAGGTTCTGCTGGGTGACCTGGGCGGTGGTGGGGTGCAGTTGCAGCACGTATACATCGCACTGGACAACTTGCTCCCCTTCTTCGACTTGGATGATGCCTTTGATGTCTATGTATCGCATGGTGCAGTGGGAGGTGTCGTCGACCGAGGCGGGTACTGCGTTGAAGATATTATAGAACTCCGAGGGCTCGATAAGAGGGGCGACGTATCCGGGATAGACCATGTTGGACTTGTGTCCCTGCATCCCGTAGTATCGTACGGTGGACGCCTCCTTGACCTTCTTCTGTAGCGAGGTGATCTGAGATTGGTTCTTCCATATCTGTCGTGCCTGGGATCGACTACCCTTCTTGGAGTACACCGAAACCTTAGAGTTTCTACTGCGGCGCTTACGGCTCCTTGAATAGCGGCGACGAGGCATTGCATTAATATATACTTGCACGAAAATAAAAAGTCACGCATTTATTTTTTTTCTGACATGTGCGTATACCAAAGTGTGGGTCACTTTGGGTCATAAGTTGAGGTAATACTAGCCAACTTATGCCCCCTGTAAAACGGTGTAACAAGAGTAAGTACTGGTGCTTCACACTGAACAATTTCACTGTGGGTCACTTGGGTCAATTACAAGAACAGTTCAAGGCGAAGAATGTTGGGTACCTCTTCGGTGAAGAAGTGGGCGAGCAGGGGACCCCCCACTTACAAGGGTACATTGAGGCCGAGACTCGCATTCGGCCTCTTGAGCACTTTGATCTGCCCCCCGAAGTTCACTGGGAGCGTCGTCGGGGGACTAAGGTGGAGAACCAGCGGTACTGTTCCAAGGATGGCAAGGTGCATTGCTGGAAGATTCGCCCTATCCACCCTGTGACTGTGACGGAGATTCATGGCTGGCAAACGATTGTGGCTAAGCTGTTCGACTCGCCACCTGACAAGCGAACAATCTATTGGATTTGGGAGAAGGACGGTGAGCGGGGCAAGACGGGACTCGCACGCTACCTGTGTCATCATCGTGGGGCCTATTTCATGAACGGGGCGAAACGCCATTGCTTGGCTGCGGCGTTCAAGGCACTGGACGTTGATCTGTTTATCTTCGGCTATCCGAGAACCTCCGAGGGTTACGTGAGCTACGATGCCCTTGAATCCTTGAAGGATGGTCTGTTCTTCTCGGGCTTTGGTGTGGAGGCAACCGGCATGTGCTTGAGGAATCACCCGCACATCCTTGTGTTGTGTAACTTCCCACCTGACAAGAGTAAACTGAGTATGGACAGGTGGAAGGTTGGGCAAATAGTTGATCAAAGAATTGAATGGGATTGATTTGTATTACGTAAAAACATAATATAAACCTAGAGTGCTTTGGTCGTGGCGCTGTCGCGCGGAAGGCTGCGCCAAAAGCAATGCCCTTTGTAAAGGGCAAACCCCAAACGTTGCGGGCGCTATTGGCGCCCTTGTCTTTCACGGATTCTTACCTGGTTGGGCCGCGCCGCCGCTGGTCCGGCCTG